AAGTGTGACGAATTGGGTGTTGCCAGCCGGAATACCCGTGACGCGGAAAATCTTCTTATTGCCAACAAAGACGCGTTCATTGCGGCGCAAATCGCCAAGGCGAAAGCACTTGCGATGATTACGCAGATGCAAGAAAAGGTGAAGAAATCGTTGGAACTGCAAGCCGAAATCGAATCCATGCCGGACAAGGTGACAAGGTATGTTTCAGACCCGTCCGGATTCAGCACGTTCACATACCAGGTCGAAAATTCTTCAAAGAAAGAAAAGAAAACGGAACTTGACGCATTAAACGCCGAAATCAAAAAGGGTTACGAATCCGCGTATAACTTTGAGAAAGAGGGGGCAAAGGCGTTGAAGAATGCCGGAATCGGTGGCATGAAAGAATATGCCGCCGGAACGGTTGGTGCAATTGAACAAGCGATTGCCAAGAAGAACGAAGCCTTGAAGAACTTGAAGCCGAACACCAAGGAATATAAAAATACCGTCAAGGAAATCGCGGACTTGCGCAAACAGATTGACACGAGTTCATCACCGAAGTCCGGCGGTTCTTCAAGAAAGACATCCGGTTCGGGTTCGGACAAAGACCCGTTCGTTGAGAAACTGAAAGCCAGGAAAGCGGAATACCAACGTTTCTTGAATTGGGTCAATTCCGGTGATGAAATCCTGGTGAATGCCGCAAAGACAGAGTTCAAGGGACTTATCGCAGAGGGCAAGACGTACATTGATTATTTGAAGAATCAGCGTGACCAACTTCTTGCAATCGGTGACAATGAGCGTACAAAGCAACAGAACGCCCAATTGCGCGCGTTGAACAATGCCATTGCAGAGGAAACCAAACGAACCGTCCTTGAATCGTTCAACGAAGAACTTTCATCTTCTTTGACCAACGCCCAAACGGTCATTGAAATGTTGGGAATCATCGAGCAGAAACGCAAGGAACTTGAAAGTGACGAATCCGGGTTGTCAGAGCAAAAGCGCGAAAGCCTGGATGAAGCCGAACGCGATGTCATTGCCAAGCAACAAGAACAGACAAACGCGTTGTTGAACGATTACGCATCATATCTTGACCGCAAAATCAAGATGGAAATGCAGTACAACAACGACATGAAGTTACTTGAAACCGCAAGAAGTAAGGCAACAACGGATGCCGAACGCAAGTCCATTGATGCAGCGATTGCGAACCGCAAGAACAAGTTCAACCAGGATTCAAAAAGTTCCGGTGATGCCGATTATGACGCAATGTTGAAGCAATTCCGGACGTATGAGCAAAAGAAAGAAGCCATCCATGAAGATTTTGAGGAAAAACGCCGCATTGCCAGGTTGCACGGTAACGAAGAACTTCTTGCCGAACTGAATGTCCAGGAAGCCAAGGCGCAATTGCAAAATTCCTTCGACCAACTGAAAGCATCCCCGGAATATGTCAGCGCGTTTGAAGATTTGAAGAACGTTTCCGATGAAACGTTGACGTATCTTCTTGGTCGCTTTGAGGAAGTGAAGATGTCGGCGGCGGAAAATCTGAATCCGGAAGATTTGCGCGAGTTCGCCAACACCATGAAGCAAATCGCCGATGAACTGAATGCGCGTGACCCGTTCGCCGCATTGAAACAAGGTTACAAGGAATTGAAGATTGCGGCGAAAGAACTGAAAGCCGCCGAAAAGGAACTTGCGACCATCCGCAAGAATGGCGGTTCGGGAACGGCGGCGGAAACGGCGGCAATCAAGAAAGTCAACAAGGCGAAAGACGAATACATAAAAAAGAACAACGAAGTCAAGAAAGCCGAAAAGACGGTCACGGATGCAATCGGCGACCTTTCGAATGCTTTAAGTGATGTCGGCAAATCCATTGGCGGCGAAGCCGGACAAATTATTTCCTTGATTGGTGACATCGGTTCATTCACAATGAGCGCAATCCAGGGTTTTGAAACCGCATCGGAAGCATCTTCCAGGGCAATTCAGACGATGGAAAAAGCGTCCGTGATTCTTGCCATCATATCGGCGGCATATCAGATTGCGACAAAGATTATAAGTCTTTTTTCCGGTGATGACGGCGAAGCCGAATACAAGAAAGCGGAAGAAATGTACAAGGCTTATATCAAAGTCCTTGATGATGTCATCAACAAGCAAAAAGAGTTGATGGAATCAATGTCCGGTGAAAATGCCATCAATTCATACAAATACGCCCTTTCGCTTGTCAAGGAACAAGAAAACGCGGCGCGTGAACTTGGTCGCCAATACTTGAACGCGGGTGCATCATCCGGATTCCTGGGAATCGGTTCAAAATCTTCACATGGTGTCAGTCAGCGAAAAGACATGTCCGATGAGGGTTGGGCGCAATTTTGGGCGGCATCCGGCGCGGCGAATATCAATCCAAGCGGCATCGTGGACGGGCGAATGACCGGATTGTTTGACTTGTCGGTTGAACAATTGCAGTATCTGAAAGAACACGCCCCGATATTTTGGGCGAATCTTCACGAAGAAACGCGCCAATATCTGCAACAGATTATTGATTGCCAGGCGCAAGTCGAAACATTGGGTGAAAAGTTGAATGAATCGTTGACGGGCGTGTCAATGGACACCTTGAACGATGATTTCCTTTCCATGCTTGAAGAATGGGACTTGTCAGCCAAGGAAGTTGCCGCGAACATGGCGGAATACTTGCGAAAAGCATTGATTCAACAGATGTTCAAAGCGCAATACAAGTCCGAACTTGAAAAGTGGTATAAGATGTGGGCGAACGCAATGAACCCGGAGGGTGAGGGCGGAACGTCCATCACGGAAAACGAGCAACGCGCCCTTGATACCTTGCGCAATTCCATTGTGAACGGCGCAACGGCGGCGGCGCAACGCATCAACGAACAATTCAAGGAGTATCACCAGGAAGAAGATGAAGATGACACAACATTGACCGGGGGCGTTCAAAGCGTGTCGGAAGAAACGGCATCCATCGTTGCCGGACAAATGAACGCAATGCGAATCAATCAAGTCGAGGCGACCGGGGTTTTGCGCCAACAACTGATTGCCCTTAATCAAATAACGCAATATGTCAGATATTGCACACACCTTGAAAGGATTGAACGCATCGTTTACCTTTTGGAACAAAGGTTTGGCGATTCGGAACGTTCGCAAGGATTGTAAAACTTTAAAGTAAAATGATATGAATGCAAATAACGTTATTTTGAATTTGCCTTTCGATGAACCTAACGGGTCGGCAAAGGCTTATGATTATAGTCAATCGCGCGCCGATGGTGATGTTGTCGGTGCAGAGTTCGCCAAGGGCAACAACGGCAACGCAATCTTGTTCCCGGATGGTGTCGGAAAGTGCGAGGTGTCGAAAAGCATTCTTCCGAACTTGTCCGGCAACTTTACGATGATGTGTTTTGTGCAGAACAAGACATGCGAATGCGGTTCGCCAAGGAAATTGATTTGGCTTGTTGCGTTTAGCGGCGAAAAGAACTACATCGAAGCGGAAATTGACGTGAACCCCGGTTCGTGGCTTCATCTTGCAGTCACGAAGCAAGGCACGGCGTATCGCTTTTATGTCAATTCGCAACTTGTCAAGGCGGTATCACACACCGGGACACCAACCGGAATTTCATTGAATCAAGACTATTACGGCGGCGATTGCCTGGGATTTGGGCTTCTTGATGACTTGAAAGTGTACAACATTGCGTTGTCGCAACAAGAAATCATCGAGGAAACCGCGTCACAAACAACGTTGACATACCTTTTGGACGGCGTGAACTTGAAGTCATACGGCGTTTATGTGTCCGGTTCGGATGGTGTCGTTGACCGCCCGAAACTGAAAACGCCGAAAAGCATTTCTTGGGACAACTATCACGGCGAAGTCGTTGACCTGGAACACAAGTTCTATGAGCCGCGCGAAATCACCTTGTCATGCTTCATCAAGGCGAAGTCAAAACAAGACTTCGTGCAGCGTTGTTCCGACTTTGAACACCTTTTCGACAAGAAAGGGACACAACGTTTGTCAATCAACGTTCACCCGGTCAAACCTTTGGTGTATGAAGTATATTGCAAGGATTCCATCACCATTTCAAAGACCTGGAACGAATCATTGATGGTCGGAACGTTCAAAATCAAGTTGATTGAACCCGACCCCGTGAAGCGCGTCTTGAAACACACCGTGACATCCAACGAAACCAAGGTTTGCACAATCGACATCCTTTCGTTGAAGTATTGCAACATATATTGGGGCGATGGTACGGTTGACATGGATGTTGCCGGAAGTGATGAAGTGCAGCACATCACGCACACCTTTGACAATACGGGCGAATATTTCCCTATTATCACGGGTTGCATTGACGAAATACAGAGTTTTGAAACAAACGCAATCATTGTATGGAACAAATTATAATGACGCGACCAAATGGAAACCGTGTGCCGATTGCAGTTCGGCGCACGGCAACTTCCATCAAGTCAGCAACGCAAGCGTGGAACTTGAACGGTGAAGAAACGGTCAACATCATCGTTGAATCACCATTTCCACAACAATACGAAATCGGCGACAAGATAACCGTTTTCGGGCGTGACTATACGTTGAACCGAACCCCGGTGATGAAGAAAACCGGAATGCACGATTTCCAATACACGTTGACGTTTGAGGGCGCGCAATATGACCTTTTGCGTGTTCTCTATAACTTGAACATCGAAACGACCGGGAACACGCTTCAAGATGTCCAGGCGGAAACGTTGACGGGAACGTTGCAAAAGTTCATGCAAGTGTTGATTGCGAACGCGAACCGTGTCTTTCCTGGGAAATGGTCACTTGGTGCATGTCCGGAAACTGAATACAAGACAATCGGCTTTGACGGCGAAAATTGCCTTGCAGTCTTGCAGACCCTTTGCAACGAGTTTTCGAACGATGGAAAGAACGAATATGTTGAATTTGAAATCATCACGTCAAACGGCGTGAACACAATCAACATGAAAAAGGTCGGAACGGTCTTGCCGTACACGTTCAAGTTCGGACGCGGCGGCGGTCTGTATGAACTTACACGCCAAAATGTCACATCATCCGACATCGTGACAAGATTGAACGTGTTCGGTTCGTCTGAAAATATTTCGTTCCGCTATCGTGCAAAACGTCTTTGCCTACCAGGAAAGAGCAAGATGCAATCTTATATCCAGGATGACAACGCCGTTGCAATGTATGGAATCATCGAGGGGCAAAAGGTGTTCGAAGCAATCAAACCGCATTATGACGGGCAAATCACTTCCATTGATTCCGGGAACATCTTGAAGTTCACGGACACGGCGTTTCCTTTCGACTTGAACGCAAAGTCCGGAAAGGAATATTTGTACCTTATCCCGAACGAATCACCAAAGATTCATTTCAACACGGGCAATCTTGCCGGATATGAGTTCGAAGTGAAAGAATACAATCACGGGTCACACACATTCACGTTGAAGTCATTCCAGGATGACCGGGGTGATGTGTTCCCGAACGAATCATCAACGGCATTTCAGTTCGCGGCGGGTGACAAATACAAGATTCTTGGTGTCATTTATCCGGATTCCTTGACGAACGCGGCGGAAGCCGAACTTCAAGAAGCGGCGGAAACCTATTATCCGCAAATATCGCAACCAAGGGTTCAATATTCGTTGAACATCGAACCGAATTGCTTGAAAAAGATTGTCGGCGGTTCGGATGCCGTGATTGTGAACGCGTTCGTTCCTGGTGATTACATCCACATCGTTGACCCGGACATCGGCGTTGACAAGCACATCCGCATCAAGGGTTTCACCCGTGACGTTCTGAATCCGTATGTGTACACATTGACAATATCGGACACAACCAAGACAACAAGCGTTCAATCGACCATTTTGCAAGAATTGGGCGACATCGAACACATCATCAACATCAACAACCTAAAAGACCCGGCAAGGGCAAGGGCGAATTGGCGTACATCCCGCCAGGTTCTTGACATGGTGTTCGATGCTGACGGCGATTATTATTCCGAGAAAATAAAACCGCTTTCCATTGACACGCAAATGTTGTCAGTTGGCGCGAAGTCAATGCAATTCGGATTGGTCAACACCGTGTTCCAACCCAATTATTTGGGAAATGCCAACGTCATTCAATGGAAAGGCGGTGTCTTGACACATTACACCATCAACGAGGAACACGCCGTTTCTTGGGTGATTGCGGACGGTTCTTTGACGTTCACGGATAGCAACGCGGCGTTCTACATTTACGCGAAATGTTCACGTTCAGACCAAACCGGAACGTTCTTGTTCACGCAAAGCCAAATCAAGGTTGAAGATGATGCCAATTATTATCACTTCTTGATTGGTGTCTTGTCAAGCGTTGACCCGGATATTCACGCCCGTTCAATGTCGTTGACATACGGATTCACGACCATCAACGGACGTTTCATCAAGACCGGACGCGTTGAATCGGCGGACGGGTTGACATATTTCGACCTTGACAACGGAGAAATCGGCGGTCGCATTGTGTTCACCAGGAACGGAGAGGAAAAGACCCTTGCAGAACTTGGCGCGGAATCAAGCGAATCAAAGGACTTCATCAACAACACATTGCCCGGCATCCTGGATGACATTCAAGCGCAACTTGACGGTCAGATTGAACAATTCTTTGAGCAATACGACCCGACATTGAACAATGCCCCGGCAAGCACATGGACAACAACCGCGTTGAAAGAATCACACCTTGGCGATTTGTTCTACAATACAGACACGGGCGCGGTGTTCCGCTTTGTCAAGGAAAACGGGACTTATAAGTGGCAACAACTATCGGATGCAGAAGTTGCACAAGCGTTGGCACTTGCAAACGATGCCTTGGCACTTGCCAGGACAAAACGCCGCATCTTCACATCAACGCCGTACACGCCTTATGAAGTCGGCGACTTGTGGGTTCAAGGTTCATCCGGCGACATCATGCGTTGCAAGACTTCAAGGGAAACGGGCGCATATTCTTCAAGCGATTGGGAAAAGGCATCGAAGTACACGGACAATTCGGCGTTGATTACATTCATCAACGGTGCATATTCCGACACAATTGACAACTTGACCAATCAGATTGACGGCAAGATTGAAACCTGGTTTCAAAATTCAGACCCGGCGACCAATTGGACAAACAACACCATCAAGGCGAAGCACGTTGGCGACATGTGGTTCAGCGCGGCAACGAACTTGTTGAAGCGATATTCTTCAAGTTACACTTGGGTTGAGATTCACGACCAAAAGGCAATTGACGCGTACACCAATGCAGCCGCCGCGCAAGATACGGCGGACGGCAAACGCCGCGTTTTCGTTGCGACACCGTACCCGCCTTATGACATCGGTGACTTGTGGGTCAACGGGCAAGAATTGCGCCGTTGTGCAACCGCCAAGACATCCGGGCAATCATACAACGTGAACGATTGGGTTGTTGCGGTCAACTATGACAACACCAAGACAACCATTGACGGCGGACTTGTCACATCCGGAACAATCCAGGTTGCGGGCGACAATCAAAGCATCCTTGCGGGTATGACCGGAAACGGAACAACCGCCGCATCAATACGTTTTTGGGCGGGCGCATCGTTTGAAAACAGAGCAACCGCGCCTTTCCGTGTCATGCAAGACGGTTCGGTCGTAATGACGAAAGCGACCGTTGAGGGCGTAATAAAAGCCATCACGGGTTCAATTGGCGGTTTTGCTATCAGCCAGGGTCTTATCGGCGGCGAAAATTCATATTCAAGCGGTGAGGGACTTTCGTTGACAAACAACAACATCCGATTCCGCCGTGAATCGTCTTTTACCAAGGTTCTTGCCGCAATGGGTGATTTGAATTGGCTTGGATATGACAATTGCCTGGACATCGAATTGACGGGTGACAATTATCTGATGGGAACGGCGGCGTTCATCAAATGTCAAGGCGGGGACGGTTCAATGGAACATTGGTATAAACCAAAGGCACTTGACGTTCGCGGAAATATATACGGAATAGGAAAACGCGCATTGTTTGAAAACGGATTCATCGGCAAGGCGGGGACGGATGTCATCACTTCATTATGGAATATCACACACAAATATCACTTCACAGATGTTGGCGTGTCGCATCTTCTTGTCTATTTGCCGCGAGAAACGGAAGAAATATATCCATACATGAAAAGAACTGATTTCATGTTTGATATTGAAATCGTTTGCGACCAAAGAATGCCAAACATGATTCGCATTCAGTCGAGGAACGGCGGCGCGATGTGTGACAATGACGGCAATTGGTGTGACTATATCGACATGGCGAAAGGCGATGTCTTGCGTTTGCGATATTATAACACATGGTATCACGTTTTACATCACAATAATTGGTAAAAAATGGAAATAGCATTGGCAAAATACACGCCCGGCGAACCGCTTGACTTGCGTTATGTTGACACGCGGGCGGGTGCATATTTGACAGAGTTGAGAAATTCCGGGTACATCGACTTTGTTGCAAGCAAACAACCAACGCCCGAACCGGGAAAGGTCGTTGTTGAAAGGCTTGAAATCGTTGACGGGATATTGGTTCAATCTTGGGAAATCCAGGATGAACCAACGCCCGCCGATGGTGAGTGAACGCGAAAGTTATGATTCAGTTATCAACAAGTGTGTATTACTATGATACAAAATCATTACTTTTGCATGTGTTAAATTTAAAAATGAATCGAATATGATTACAAGAAGCGGCGAAATGGTGTCCGCACAAGTCGGAATCATGGGAGTTGTCGGCGACATCACCCAGGGCGATTTCAGTCTTGCAGACGGGCAACCGTTCAACATCAAAAATGACGGTTCAACCCCGGTTGTGCTTGAAGTGCAACTTGCCGGGATGCCGGACGGCGAAACCATCACAACGAAGTTCGATTGTGGTTGGAATCCCGAAATCGTGAAATGTATCAAGGCAACATCGTTGTCAAGTCTTAACTTAAAATTTGGTTACTAAAATGGGACTTATCATTGGAATGGGCAACACAAAGCCCGAATTTGCTTATGATTTCTATTATGGAATCGAATGGGACACAACCGTGTCCAATCCCGTGCCAACCCGTATCGGAAAAGCGGAACTTCACGCGGAATTGCCCGTGCAGTCACTTATCCGCCGTTGTGTTCTGAATACAAATGGAACGGTGAACTACTACTTGAACGCCAACGATTCAACGAAGCGCGACAACGGCGCGGCGGCTAACCTTTCCGGTGCAGACGGTCAAGTCATGGTCGAGTTGCCCGAATGTTATGCGCGTTTTGAAATGGACGGCACAAAACGCCGTGCATTGATTTCAACCCAGGAGTTGCCAGGATTCCACAAGTGGAACAAGGCGTATATTTCCGCGTATGAAGCAACCGTGCAGCGTTCAACGAACACTTTGATGTCTGTTGTCAACATGGATGCAGACTATCGCGGCGGCGGCAACAATGCAGATTGGGACGGGACTTATCGTTCTTTGCTTGGTCGCCCGGCAACCAACATTTCGTTGACCAACTTCCGTTCATACGCCCGCAAGGGTCGTTCGACTGAATGGAATTGCAACGTCTATCAGTTGCACAAGGAACTTTGGTGGTTCTTTGCAATCGAGTATTGCAATTTCAATTCGCAAGCCGAATACAATGCCGCCCTGGATTCCAACGGCTACCATCAAGGCGGTCTTGGCGCGGGTGTGACACAGATTCCCGATTGGAACGGCTACAATGGTTATATGCCTTTCGTTCCTTGTGGAACAACAAATTCACTTGGCAACCGCACGGGCGTTGTCACATACAATGCCATGAAAGCGGATGGAACAACGGTTTACTATGCCGCGCCCGTTCCATCATATCGCGGCGTTGAAAACCCGTTCGGTCACATTTGGAAATGGACTGACGGTTGCTTGTGCAGCATTCAGAGTGAAGCGGCGGGCGGCGTGTCCATGTTCTATGTATGCGACAATCCGGCGAACTTTGCTTCAAGCATTTCCGCAAATTACGACTATCGCGGCGACTTGCCCCGTTCGAATGGATATGTGAAAGAAATCATCCTTGGTGAGTATGGCGAAATCATGCCGTTGTCAATCGGCGCGGGTTCAACAACTTATTTTTGCGATAACTTCTATACAGACATCCCAGGAAGCGGAAGCGCAACGCGTGGTGTTCTGTTCGGCGGTTATGCGTCTTCTGGCGCGTTTGCGGGGTTCGTTTCTGCGTCTACGCTTAGTGCGCCTACGCGTACGGCTGCGAATTTCGGGTCGCGGCTTTGCTTTATCCCGGCGGCGTAATCGGCGCGAAGCGCAAAATCGAAATCATCCTTGCCGCATGACGGGGTGATGTGAAACTTCAAAAGGTAGGGCGGCAACAAAGCCGCCCCGCCTTTCAAAAAGAGATATTAAAGGGTTGTCCTTTGTCGTGGTGTTCTGTTCAGCGGTAATGCGAATAATGACGCGAATGCGGGGTTCGTTTATGCGAATACGAATAATACGCCTACGAATACGAATGCGAATATCGGGTCGCAGCGTTGCTTGTCAAAAATATACAATCTTGCATCAAAGGAAACCTTGCCACAAAAACGCCGGAATGTCCGGCGCATGACCTGGATAAAACCAGGGGCAAAAAATTTCATTCGTAAAACGGTCTTGGTAGGGGAAACCCGAAAAGTCCTACTATACAAGCAAAGTGAAGAAACATGAAGCGAATCGGCGGTCTATATGACAAGATAATCAGCATCGACAACTTGCGTCTTGCGGATGAAAAAGCCCGCAAGGGAAAGTTGCGTTCGTATGGTGTCCGCGTCCATGACAAGAACCGTGAAGCGAATCTTCTTGCCTTGCATGAAAGTTTGAAGAATCAGACTTTCAAAACGTCCGAATATCATCAATTCACAATCTTTGAACCAAAGGAACGCTTGATTTCCAGGTTGCCATATTACCCGGACAGAATCGTTCATCATGCCGTGATGAACTATCTTGAACCAATTTGGGTGTCCTTGTTCGTCAAGAACACTTATTCTTGCATCAAGAACCGGGGAATCCACAAGTGCGCGCAAGACTTGCGTTTTGCCCTGGACACAGACCAGGACGGGACAAAGTATTGTTTGAAGATTGACATCCGGCATTTCTACCCGAACATAAATCACGAAATCTTGAAGCAACTTGTCCGCCGCCGCATCAAGGACGCGCGGTTGTTGTGGCTTCTTGATGAAATTATTGATTCCGTGCAAGATGGTGTCCCAATCGGCAATTATCTTTCACAATACTTTGCCAACGTCTATCTTTCATATTTCGACCATTGGTTGAAAGAGGAAAAGGGCGTGAAGTATTATTTCAGATATGCCGATGACATTGTGATTCTATCGGACAACAAGGATTGGTTGCATCATCTTCTTGTCGATATGCGAAAATACTTGCATGACAACTTGAAGTTGAAAATCAAAAAGAACGACCAGGTGTTCCCGGTTGATTCGCGCGGAATCGACTTCTTGGGATATGTGTTTTTCCATACGCATACCAGGTTGCGCAAGACCATCAAACAACACCTTTGCCGCCGGGTGGCAAGGTTGAGGAAACGAAAGGTCATGCCAACCAAAGCGCAATACAAACAAGCAATCGCATCTTGGTGGGGTTGGTGCAAGTATTGTGATTCAATCAATTTAGTATCAAAAATTCAAAAAGATTTGCCCTATGAAATTAGATTCAATCGCGCCAAACGCGCATTACGACATGGAACACGGAAAACCCG